CAGCTGCAACATACCCACCGGCTTGGGTTGTTTGCCAGGACTCTACTGACTGAGAATCTTTGTCCAATCTTGTTTCTTCAAAAACTTTTTTATAGCTCGGCTCTCTTAGAACCTGTCGAACTTTTCTTGAGAAACTCATAGCCAAAGATCCAGAGTAGGAACAACTTATAAATTCATGGTTTGGGTTGCGTCCAAGATGCCAAGCAGGAAAAGCGATACTAGCTAAAGTAGATTTGCCATGCCGCGGGGGCATAAACAACATCAGTCGGGGGGATTCTTTATTAGCTACATCTTCACTAAACTTCTCTAGCCTTTTACAGATATCTTTGTGTACCCAACCTGCTTGGTAATCCGGATTAAACTTTTCTACAAAAGGCAACATGCGTTTTCGTGCTAGTATTCTCTTCGCGAGCTCTTGCTCAGCCCGTAATTGTGCTGTGTGCGCTGCTTTTTGTTCTTTGTTCTGTTTTTTCGGTTGGGGAAGCTGTTCTGCTTCGTCGGCAGCACAATACACGCATAAACCTTTAGGTAATACGAGATTTTCTGCTAAAAGCTTCTTACACTTATAGCATTCTAGCTTTTGAAGGTCTGTCACGCTTATTTTTTAGCTTTTTTAGTCTTCTTTTTAGTTTTTTTAGGTTTTTTTACCGACGTTCTAGGATATCCTTTACCATAGCCCATAGTTTTCTCCTTTTTTTAACATTTCCAACGTTTTCTGGCTTGTCGTAGCCTAGAATTTGGGTTTTTAGCCGCTTTTGGGAACTTTTTCATCTGTCCTGCGCTTCTAGCGCAGTAAGATTTACGTCTTTTAGCTGCTTTTGATCCTTTTTTAACTTTTCCTGTTACTGCTGTCTTTAATTTTGACCCAGGATTCTTCCTTCGGTAGGCTGCTACGCCTGCTCTAGTCATACCGGCGCCAGACTTTGTAGAACGGAAGTTCTTTTTATTCCGTTTAGGCATGTTATCTCTTTTTCTTGGCACGGGTCCTCCTTTTTACTGCAGGTTTTCTTTTCCTAACTATAGTTTTTACGTTGCGTGGTTTTCCCCCTGGGTTGCCCGCTGCACGTTTTCTTTTAACTGCGCTTTTTCTCTGAGCCGCAGTCATTGAATTAGCTTTTGATCTTGGAACGCATTTTGGGTATTTGCGTTTACCTTTACCTTTAGCGGATTTTCTACCGCAAGCTTGGTATTTGCCTTTCTTCTTTGGAGCACCGATATCTACCCAATCGCCTTTTGGTCCTTTACCGAACCACGCGGTTAGGCCACCAGTAGGCTTAGCCATTATCTATATCCACCGCCACGCTTTTTATAGGTTCTTACTAACCAACCATTGGCATAGGCTGAAGGATAAACTTTAAACTTTCGTTTAGCTTCTGCTTTTACCCTAGAATATAAACTAGGGTTAGTAGGTGTTGCGCCTTTTTTCTTTGTGCTTTTTCGCTTAGTAGCTTTTCTTTTTACCGCCACGATAACCTCTCTTAGTTGTGCCTTTAGATTTCTTTTTATTAGCCATCTTCATTTTCTTTGGCTTTTGGTTTATACAATGCATTAGTTTTTCCCCTTTTTCTTTTTAATATAAGTTTTACCCTGTTCAGGCGATGGTGTCTTTGGGTTTACTCCCATCATCTTTCTAATAATCTTATCAGATATCCCTGCCGCATCTATTAGTTTTGGTTTGTAGGGTTTTAATTGATGGTCGACAACTTTATAAACTTCGTCTACGGTTTGTACTTTTATTTCTGCGGGTTTGCCTTTGCCTTTAGGGTTACGAGTTCCCATTATTTTTTGCTTTTCTTAGCTAATATTTTTTTCTGAAGAAATTTTGGCAAAGTCTTTTGAGCAGACGTTAGTTTACTTTTCTTCATTTTCTTTTTAGTAACTTTCGCTTGTTGTGCATATTTAGTCATTGTTATCTCCTTTTGGTTCTAAGTATGAAGTGTCTACGCCGGCTAGTTTTAGAAGCTCGGCATCCGGCAACCGTTCTAGTTGTTGGATCTTGTCTACATTTATATTGACCTGGGTCGCTTGTTCAGGAGCGAATAGTCCGTGTAGTTTACATAGGGAGTCGACCACGTTTTTTTCTTCTGTGGCGGTGGCCGATTTTCGGTGGGCCTCAAGATACATGGTGGTGGCCGTGTTTCGATCGAACCTGACCTCTTCGCGCATCTCTTCTCTTAGGTACCCGATTGCTTGTTCTATTTTTGGTTTTTTAAAAACCTCGTACACATGATCCATGTTGCGGTAGCCTGCCGCCCGTCCAGCTGCAGCTTTGCTTAGTCCTCTCAAATGAAACAAAACTAGCCTTTCTTCTTGTACAGAAAGCTCGGACAATTTAACTCCGGCATATGGGTAATGTGACTGAAGTTCAATTCTGTCTTCTTCAGTTACTTGCATTTCTTGATTTGCTACAAGGCTCATATCGTAAGCATATCTTATTTGTAGATGACTTGTAAATTTTTGCGTGAAAATTTTTTTTGAAAAATGTTTTCTATACCGCGTTCACATTCCCCCTCCCCTCTGCCAGCGACCCACCCACGACCCCGATTCGCTTTCGTAACTACCTTCTAGGTTTCAGCGTTTGGAACCTTGTCTCAATTTTTTACAGCGTTAATAACGACACTCGAAGACTCGGTCGTTCTTCCATATAGGTTTGTGAAGTGAGTAAATAGTTTACTTACATAACTAGCTAATATAGGAGATTATTATGGCTAAACAACAATATGAAACTAGCTTTGACGTTGACACCGTCGAGGCTCGTAAAGGCAGAGCGTTATCCGTATCTAAAGGCGGTAACCTCAACTTGGACGCTAAAGTAGCGAACCCTAACTTCGATAAGAAAGCGAAGGAAGGCCCTGACAGCTACGCGATGACTAGCATCAGAGAGATGTTCGACTTCTTTATTCTTAAAGAGGACGGCTCAGTGGCGTTCAAACTAAAACCACACGCTAGTCTACAAGGTGGCACATCAGTGACATCTTTCGCTAGAGAGTGGACACCGGAGAGCAAATAATGCAACTAGGATATTATCTTGGTCGCGTAACAAGAGGGACGGCGAAAGCTGTCCTTCCAGTTACAAAGTGGGCGGCACAAAAAGCAACCACATTTGCAACAGACTTCGGTCGCGGTATGGTAGAACAACCTACTATCATCACAACCGGTGACGAAGATCGTATCGAAGACACATCTGACTTTGAACAAAAGCTAGACAGTGTCGACGAAGAAATAAGGCGGGAACTCCACGAGGAAGAATCCGTCCAACCAGAGCTACCCGGCATGAATCCCCAACAACCTGTGAGGGAGTCGTGAGTAGCCATTACATACCAGAGTCCATATGGGCTCTGGTTGAACATTGGAGGACATAATGTTAGACGTATTTCTTACTTTATTATCTATCTGGGTATTTATACTCATAACTAGCTACATCTGGGCTGGTTATAAATTCATTAGGTTTATCAAATCTAATTCTTCGGTCAGTTCTGACCAATTCAATTCTAACTCATACAAAAACTACAGTTAGCCATCTAGGGGCGTCTTCGGGCGTCCCTTCTTTTTTTGTGCTAACCATCCGCCCGCTTCGCGCCCGGAATCCACCCGAGGAGACTACTATCATACTATCACCCTACTATCATCACGAGTGCATACGAGTGTGCCTGCATGCATATGCCAATCTTGAATCTGGTTCCACGTGTTCCACGGACCTGCCCCGATGTGGAACCGTTTCATGGAACCAGCGAAATGCCTGCTGTTGCAACGAACGGGCGGGGGCTACTTGCCTGCGGTTCCACGGTTCCGCGTAAATCAGAACGTGCTTAATTACGGTCGACCATCGACCAAGGATAAAGAACTATGAATGAATGTTATTTTTATATGGAACCATGGAACCACGACCTAGAATCGTTGTTGTTACAGCCCCTATTGTGTTCCACGAGTAATGGAACCATGTGGAACCACGTGGAACCAACCCACTGCACAAGAAGCCCCCAAGAACTATTTAACAGCGTATCAAAATCGCTGGGGCTCTTGTGCTTCCATATAGGTTTATGTTGGATGTGTATCACTTCCGACAAACGACATCACGCAGTCGTACTAAAGTGCGTGGCGGTGTCACCGGAACGACCATGCTGGGATGAAAAGCCCACGACCCATTACAAACGAGGAGGTAACTATGGGACTAGACGTATATGCAGGGTATTTACACCCAAAACCGGAGCAACCAGATAACGTTGTTGATATTAAAGACAATATTGGCAACAGAATGGAGGCTCCATATTACTGGCGTAAGCACGCTCGGCTCCAACAATTTATGACGGAGTTGTGGCACGAGAAGAATGGCACAAAGATGGAAACCATTATGGGCCCTGAAGGGTTCAATGGTGGTGATATTTTGATCTTGGATAGAGATGACATTCTAAGCTTACAAACACAAGTGGAGAACGACAGCTTGCCGTTTTGTCCAGATGGTTTCTTTTGGGGACAGCAGTTCCAAGAAGAATCTATGAAGGACTTCAAACAGCAAGACCTTAAGTTCTGCAAGGACGCTTTGCAATGGCTCGAAGAGGGCAAAGAGGTCTGGTATGAATCATCTTGGTAAGGAGATAACAATGGTTAAAGACTATTTTAGATCTGTACTAATGGGCACGGGCGTTCTGTTCGTGCTCTTTGGTATTGCAACGAGTATTCAATACTCACTTTTATTATTCGGTGTCGGGGTCGGCATCGGTTCAATCTTGTATTTACTATGGAGGCTACTATGAATACAACAACTTTGGTTAGTGCACTGACAACTGCACTTTGGATATTAATCGAACTAATTCAGTTCGCATACATGGCCCATTTGGCCTGGAGGAATCGAAATGCTACTAGTAGGAATACTGTCGGCGCTGGGTTTGCTAATACTAGCGCTTAAAGCGGGCGGTCGCAAAGCTATCGGTCACGATATATTTGTCGACGTCTTGATTACAGTCACATTGATGGTGTGCTTTTATGGCACATTCAGTGGTATGACTGCAGCAATGGTGGGCGGTTTGACTGCGTCTTTGGTTCTCTTTGTCATGAAGAAAACGATGCCGCACGAAAAACTAACCGTCGAAAAAGGTGAACGGGTTGTGATGACTACACCTGTTCAAATTAAAATCCCTACAGTTACAACTAAATGGAAAACTGTAGAACCAGACTGGAGGTCTTAAATGCAAACCATAAATCCACAAGCACTTAAAGCTGAACTAAAAGACGCCGTTATGGCTGGCTACCCCGCAATGATTTGGGGCGGTCCAGGTATCGGTAAGTCTGACATACCAGCTCAAGTTGCCGCTGAAATGAACATGAATATCATTGATTTTCGTGCGAACTTATTCGACCCTGTCGATGTAAGAGGTATACCCTATCTAGCGCAAGCTAGTCCAGAGTCTACCAAATACACTTCATGGGCTGTACCTGACGTGTTTCCGATTGCGGAACGCGACGGCGACAGAGGTATCTTGTTTATTGACGAGTTACCAACTGCACCACCAGCAACGCAAAATGCGTTTTTACAACTATTGCTCAACAGACAGCTAGGTGATTATGAGCTCCCAGCCGGTTGGGCACTAGTTTGTGCTGGTAATAGATTGACTGACTCAGCTGCTGTGTATCAAATGCCAAGTCCAGTTAGAAACCGACTAGCGCACTATGAGTTGGAACCGATCCTTGAGGACTGGGTCCAATGGGCTCACCAACATGGTATTGACACCGATGTTATCTCGTTTATTCAATACAGACCTGGACTCTTGTCTAGTTTTGACGCTGACGAGTATGCGTTCCCAACACCACGTGCATGGTCAATGGTTAGCAAAAAGCTCCAACGAGCAAATGCTGATCCAACTAGATTGTTCTATGGTGTTGCCTCTTTAGTTGGCGACGGAGCAGCTGGCGAGTTTGTAGCGTTCAAAGAAATTGCTAGCAAATTACCTGACATAGATGCGATTATTAAAGATCCATCTAAATACAAAGCCGATGACAACCCAGCGTTGTTGTATGCTTTGGCTAATGCTGTCGCTGCAAGAGCAGAAGATACCAACATGGACAACA